TAACATAACCACGCAGTCTGATTTAAATATTACGCGCATCAGTGTTTCTACCTACTCCAGTATCCCTAACAAATTAAGCCAAGGTCGCCCCATACAGATTTATGTAGACCGTGGAGAAGCTAACCCTTCTGTAACTGTGTGGCCTGTACCAAACCAAGGTACTGCACTTGCACCGTTCTATGTCCTTAAGTACTGGCGGATGCGCCGTATACAGGACGCAGGCACAGGCGTTAATACCGCCGACGTTAGTTTTCGTTTCTTACCCTGCCTCGTTGCAGGACTTGCGTATTATATAGCTCAAAAAGACCCTGATCTGATGCCTAGAATACCTATGCTACAGGGCGAGTACGAACGCCAGTTTGAGCTAGCCGCAGGAGAAGACAGAGAGAAAGCAACTATTACCTTGGTGCCGCGTATACATGGCGTGAGGTAAACATGAGTTATAAGTATGCGTCTGGACAAAAGGCCATTGCAATATGCGATGTATGCGGCTTCCAGTACAGACTACCACAACTTAAAGAGTTAATTGTTAAGGGGAATAAGACTAACATTAGGGCGTGCCCTGAGTGCTGGAACCCAGACCAGCCGCAGCTTATGCTAGGTACGTTCCCAGTGGAAGACCCCCAAGCTATACGTAACCCACGGTCAGACTCTGCGGAGTTAGTAGCAAGTAGGGATATTCAGTGGGGTTGGGACCCGGTGGGGCTAAGCAACCCCTTTGGAATTACACCAGACGATTTGGAAGCCGTAGGTGTTGTAGGGCAAGTTACAGTAACCACAAGCTAGGAGACAAAAATGAAAATGAAGTCAAGATCAAACGTAAAAGTACCCAAGGTCATCGAGTTCCCGAACGAGCCTACAATGTACAAAGTAGATACTTGTAACCAACCGCCTAAAGATATGAAGACTAGCGGTATTAAAGTTCGCGGCACAGGTGCTGCTACTAAAGGGCTTCTTGCTCGCGGACCAATGGCCTAAGAGGGTTAGCTGGTGAACTACACCGAGCTTAAAGCGAACATTCAAGACATTTGTGAGCAGACGTTTACGGACGCGCAGCTTGCTATGTTTACTGAACAGGCAGAACAGGGCATATATAACACTGTTCAGATTCCTGCGCTGCGTCGAAACCAAACAGGTTTTTTGTCGAATGCTGATCCGTATTTAATATATCCCGTAGACTTCTTATACACGTTTTCTTTGGCGGTTATAGATGCTGCGGGTAATTACACGTACTTGCTAAATAAGGATGTTAACTTTATTCGTGAGGCGTACCCCGGACCAACAAGTACGGGCGCTCCTGTACACTACGGGGTCTTTGACGATACAGCGTTTATTATAGGCCCAACACCTGATGCTGCCTATGAAGTAGAATTGCATTACGGCTACTACCCTCAGACTATTGTAACTGCGGGTACTACGTGGCTTGGCGATGAGTTTGACTCTGCATTGCTTAACGGCGCACTTGTTCAGGCAATACGATTTATTAAGGGTGACCCAGATATGGTAGCCTTGTACCAAAAGATGTACGTAGACGCTATGGCGTTATTGAAAAACTTAGGCGACGGGAAGATGCGAGAAGATATGTATCGCTCTGGTCAACTTAGAATAGAACCGCGTTAATTTAAAGAGGAAACACAAATGGCTATTTCACAAGCTATGGCTACATCATTCAAAGTTCAAATTCTCGGTGGGGATTTTGATTTTAGTTCAGGTACATCACAAGCATTTAAAATTGCCTTGTACACTAACGCAGCTACATTAGGGGCAACTACAACTGCGTATAGTACTGCCAATGAAGTTGCGGGCACTAACTACGTGGCAGGTGGTAATACTTTGGTTATCCAACAAGTTCCTACGTCTAGCGGAACTACAGCGTTCCTAGACTTTGTAGACACTACATGGGCTTCAGCTACTATTACGGCTCGTGGCGCTTTGATCTACTTATCAAACGGCGGCACTAACCCTGCTGTTGCAGTTTTGGACTTCGGTTCGGATAAGACCTCTACTGCGGGTGACTTTACTATTGTCTTCCCTGCTTCTGACGCTAGTAACGCTATTATTCGTATAGCGTAGGTTACGTAGATGGCTGACGTTATCGTCCCACTCTCAGGGTGGGGTTACAGCACTTGGGGGACGGATTCGTGGGGCGAAGGTAATGCCCTGCCGTTTGCAACAGGTGAGGTAGGTTCGGTAACTGTTGAAGCGGGGAGTGGAGTAGCGGTAACGCTTACCGGAGTGGTAGGCACCACGGTTGTTGGCAACACGGTCGTTACAGCAGATGCCGATAGTATTTCTGTCCTAGGAAACGCCGCTACGGGAGAGATCGGTAATCCTACAGTTACTGGTGTTGCTACGTTTTCGGTTACGGGGGTTGAAGCAACTGCAACATTGGGGAACGTCGTTGCAAAAGCGGATGTTCTTGCTAATGTTACAGGCTTGGTAGGCACTACTGCTTTAGGTTCCGCTAATGTTCAACAAGGTGCTGGCACTGACCCAGTAGGAGTTGTAGGCACTACAGTTTTAGGTGTGGTAAGTGTTACAGCCGACGCTATAATCCCTGAAACCGGGCTACAAGCAACTTCGGCGTTAGGTAATGTTACTGTAGAGTTACTTCAAGCCGTTAATGTAGCTAGCGTTACCGGCACGTTAATATTGGGGCAAACTTCTGAAAACGGTAAAGGTAAGGTCTATGTTACAGGCGTACAAGGTACGATAGAGCTTGGAACAGTTCTTGTGTGGAGTGAAATAGTTCCAAGCGGAAACCCATATTGGACGGAGGTAATAGCGGCATGATAAAAACCAACGAAGCAAAAGAAATGGATAATGTAATACACCCTAGGCACACAATTGAAATTGTATGTGGGCACTGTGGCTACGACTTAGACGAGAGCGAGCTTAAAGCTAATACTTGTTCAGATTGTGGCGAACCTTTAAACTTAAGGCAGCACACAACAATTTACGCTACTACAATACCCGCTGCCTCTGGCAGTACCTTAGTATAAGTACTGGAGAAACCAAATGGCAACTTTTGTAAATAACTTACGGCTCAAAGAAATTACCACAGGTGATGAGGACGGTACATGGGGAACCAGTACTAACACTAACCTAGAGCTAGTCACGGACGGTTTTAGCTACGGCACTAAGCAGATGGCTGCGGATGCTGACGAAACCTTCACGATGCCTGACGCTACGGCAGATGCCACTCGTGGGTTCTACTTAAGAATTACTTCAGCAGCGTCCCTAACGACGACTCGTGTAGTTACTCTTGGGCCTAACACTATATCCAAGGTGTGGGTCATTGAGAACGCTACGACAGGTACCCAGATTATCACAATCAAACAAGGGGCTGGAGCTACAATTAATATTGCCAAAGGCTCTAAAGCCATGATCGTCACAGACGGCTTAGGAGCGGGAGCGGCGGTGTTTGACGCTAACACGGGAGGATCGGTTACTAGTGTAAGTGGTACAGGCACAGTTAACGGCATTACTCTTACTGGCACAATCACTAGCTCTGGCAGCCTCACACTTGGCGGCGCACTTACTAACGTCGATCTAACCTCTCAGGTTACAGGCACGCTGCCTATTGGCAACGGCGGTACTGGGCTTGGTGCTTTGGGGACAGGAATCCAAGCTTTTTTAGCCACCCCTTCTAGTGCGGACTTGGCTGCGGCGATAACCGACGAAACAGGTACGGGTTCTGCCGTTTTTAACACGTCTCCGGCTATTACAACACCTAAAGTTACAACAGGGCTTCAAAACTCTGCGGGCAACTTGGTTATCCCGTTTGACTCTAATCAATATTTTTCAGGCGCGTTTTCGGACCAAGTAACCGCTCTTGGTAACACAGGCACTGCTAAAACTATTAATTGTAACGATGGCAATCTATTTACGGCAACATTGACGGGTAATGCCACGCTCACATTGGCCGTGCCTAATAGCACAGCAAGTCGTGCAACTTCATTTACCTTGGTGCTTACTAATGATGCAACCGCTTCTCGGACAGTTGCTCTTGCGGGCGGCGCGTTTAGATACCCCGGGGGTTCAATTAGCCGCACTACTGGCGCTAACGCTACAGACATCTGGTTCTTTTTCTCTCCAGACGGCGGAACAACTTGGTATGTTAGTATACCAATGACAAATTTATCTTAATTTAAGACAGCCTAGGAGGCTACTAACATGGCACTTTCACCAGAAATGCAAGCAACGGTAGAACAGCAGAATGCAACAGAAGACAATCGAGCGGCTAATCAAGCTGCGCAAGAAGCCCAACGTGCAAAGTTAGAAACTTTGCGAATGGCAAAAGAAATATTGGTTGAGAATCGTCGAACTCAAGCAGCGGCTGAAGCCACAGATATTACGGCAAGCGCATTAACTGCTTTAGCTACAGACTTAAATACGTTCGTAAATAGCTAAATGGAAGCCTACTCTTACTTCTCGTCTCTAATTTACCGCGAAGAACGGCCAGAATGGGTAGGGGAGACGCTAAAGCATACTCAGAAGTACTATGGGGAAACTAGAGCTTGGCTTCCAGATGGTTCGTTGATAAAACAAACCGGACCTATGGGAAAAGACTCTGACCTTACTTATCTATCGTCCTACTTTCGAGATAAAGGCGTTAGTATTTTAAAGGATCAGGGTTATTTAACAGATGAATATGAGTTTTACTTGTCTGGAATGTGGGGCCAAGAGTTCGAGTGTAATGGCAGTAATATCATGCACGTTCATGGGGATAGCCAAATATCAGGGTTTTATTTTTTAGAAGTGCCAGAAGGCGGCTCGTACCCTATTTTTGATGACCCACGATCTGGGAAAAGAATGACAGACTTGGAGGCTGCTCCAAGTGATGAGCTAACAATGGCCTCGCCATATATACACTTTAACAATGTACAAGCGGGGACTATGATTCTTTTTAACTCGTGGCTGCCGCACATGATTACATCAAATCAATCGAATGAGCCAACAAAATTTGTGCATTTTATTTTATCGCAAAGGAAAAGGTTTAGTTAATGCAGCACTTGCTGACCCCGCACTCCAAGGGCATAGAACCGTTTGCGTGGTGGGATGACGGTTTTACAGATGAGCAGCTTGATTGGCTCCAACAGAAAGCTAGAGAGGCTACGCAAGAAGCTCAAGTTGGCGGGGGGAATGGCGGGGAAGTTAACGACAAGGTAAGGCGGTCGGAACTTAACTGGTTACACAAAGACCCCGAATGCGCATGGGTTTTTGAGCAGTTAGCTCATGTGGCAGCAAGTTTAAACGCCGACCATTTTGGGTTTGATCTAACCGGGTTTGGTGAGGCGTTGCAGTTAACAAACTACCACGAGGCTAGGCAGGGGAACTATATTTGGCATCAAGATTTTGGGGCAGCAAATGTTTCACGAAAACTATCTATGGTATTGCAGTTATCCGACCCCAATGATTATGAAGGTGGGGAACTGCAAATATTAACCTCGGGGCAGCCTACCGGTATGCAGAAGAAGCGGGGGCTTATAACAGTTTTTCCTGCTTGGACCTTGCATCAAGTTACCCCGGTAGTTAGGGGCACAAGACAAACACTAGTAACTTGGGTTTCAGGTCCCGCTTTTAAATGAATTTTGAGAATAAAGATTTTATTGGAATTTTTTCTGAAGTGTTCCCAGAGGGTTTTTGTGATCATCTGATAGTCGAATTTGAACGGCATAAAAATCTTGGCGTAGGCATTGACCGGAAAAGCAAAGAGGCTGTACATAAACACACAAAAGACGATTATCAAATTTTCTTAAACGACAAAAGCATAACTTTTGAACCGTTTAAAGGTAGTGATACGAACGATTTATTTTTTCATGGGCTACAAAAGTGTTTTGATATATACCGCGAAGAATTTTCGGTACTGTGCGACGTAGCTATAAATTGCAACAACATAAAGTTACAAAAGACTTCTAGCGGGGGCGGGTATCATGTTTGGCATTTCGAGCAAGGTAGTGGAGTTGAAGCTAGTCGAGGTTTAACGTACATGCTTTATCTTAATGCCCTTCCAAGTGGAGCCAACGGCGAGACCGAGTTTTTGTATCAGCAGAGAAGAATAAACCCGACTAAGAATACAATGGTGCTATGGCCCGCAGGGTTTACACACCCCCACAGAGGAAACCCTGTTTACGGGGATGTTTCTAAATACATAGCTACTGGGTGGTTTTACCACGAGTGAGTAAATAATTATGCCAATAGGTACTAGCAAAGCAGGTCTCTTAGGCGCGGGGGTTGTCCCCGGAGGTTCCGAAACTTTTAACTCTTCCGGAACTTTTTGTGCGCCTCCGGGTGTTACCACGGTAACCGTAACCGGCAATGGCGGAGCAGGGTCGGGGGGAAGCCCCGGAAACCCCGGTAGTTTTGGTAGCGGCGGTGCCGGAGGTAATACAGGTGTCAGCAACTTTGCTTTTGGCCCGCCATTCTGCTATAGACCGGGGACTACAGGAGCTTCAGGCGGGGCGGGTACGGGCGCAGGTAACCCCGGACCTACTGGGGCCGCCGGTGCGGCCTCTACTGTAGCTTGTTTAAGTCTTCCCGGAGGTACAGGCGGTACCGGTGGTACAGGAGGCAACGCGGGGACATCTGGAAATAGCGGGACACAAAGCCCTTGCGCGGGGCAAAACGGGGCCGGTAATCGAGGGTTTTCGGGAACCCCCGGCGGTGGAATTGCCGCAAGCGCAGGTGGGTGCAGCAACCTTAGTCCCGCCGGAGCCTTCCCTCTTTCAAACGGAGGAGGTGGCGGTGGCGGGGCGGGAACGACTACCGATGGGCTATATAATAGTAGCTTCCCAATAACATGTGGCGGTGCGGGTGGCGCTACGGGTGGCGGTCAGGGTGGAAATGGCGCCTCTGTGCAGGGGAGTTCCCCTAATAACAGTTTTACGGCAAGTTCAGCTAATCCCGCAGGCGTTGGTAGTGTAGCGGGTGCCGGAGGTGGCGGCGGTGGCGGTGCGGCGGGAGCGTGCTTAAGTAACCTTTCTTTCTCAGGAACTGGCGGAGGTGGTGGTGGTGGGCGAGGAGGTGCCGGAAACCCGGGAAGTGCCGGAAACCCCGGGGCTGCTTCAAATCCAACAACTCATAGCTGCGCCACTATTGTAGGCGGTACTGCGTATCCAGTAACGGTTAACGGCGCTTTAAACATATCGTGGTGTCCTCAATAAATATGAATAAAAAAGATTTTGAAAAAGAGTTTCAAGAAAGGCAACAACAACAGCAGTTAGAGGCTCTTGACGCTAACCGCAATCGCGCACAGGCTGTTAGTATAGGTATGTCTGGTTCAGGAACAACAGAAATAACGATGCGCGGGGTAGACGGCACTTTCTTGTGGAATGTTTACCCACCAACGCAAGTAACAGAATTTATACACCAACTTGCTGCGAGCATTGGATGTAATATACATATTCAACCAAGAAATGATTTTGGTAGTTGGAGAGAATGGCGGGAGCTAACTGAGGCAGAGAAACTACATCTAAACGGGTTTCCTCCCTTTGCTGGACAACAGTTAGGCCATGAGAAAGTCGGGCTATTACCACAAGAACAGGTTACGGAGAAAGAAGATGTGGCAACTAAGAAAGCTGTCAACAAACGAAGCACTAAGCGAACTCGGCCCTCTTCCAACTAACTGGGGACCTATCTTCGGGCTGCATGGGTTTTTAGATAAGATAGGCGACCTTTCATGGATTGGCCCTACTTATGCAGATCAAGGCTGGGTAGAGCTTACAAGTGCGGAGCAAGAAACGGTCAGAAAAACCGAAGTTAGGGCCCGTGTAGAAGCAGAAAAAACCATTGCAAATACAAC